GTACTTACATAACACCTAAGACGTATTATCCAGCAATGACATAATGGCAAATTATTCACAAGGTAAATATGCAAAAATGATTTCAGACCGATCTGGTCTTGCATTTCCTTATAGGGAAATGGTTCAAGAGTGGACAGGTATGTGGGTGCATAGTTCAGAATTCGAACCGAAACAACCACAACTAATGCCACGACCCGTGGTCGGTGATCCACAAGGATTGGCTCATGCAAAACCTTCACGTAAGGCTTTTGCAACACCCGTGGTTTTAGATAACAATCCTTTCACGACAACTGGAAGTAGCACCTCGGTTACCGTTAAATGTAAAAATCAACCATGGTCCACAGATGATTATATTCGTTTTACGAATGTAGCAAATGCAGTTGGAGGAGTAGCTAAATCTACTTTAGAATTATCAACGACTTTAAATGGAAATATTACAGATAGTGCTACAAGTTTAGTATTGGCAGATAGCTCTCAGTTTCCAGCTCCTGGTTATATTGTTATAGAAAATTTTGTTCAGCCTACAGGTGAGACTATAGATTATGATGAAGGAAATGATGTAAGTGAAACAATTTACTATACAACAAACACTACAGGATCAAATACTTTATCAGGATTAACTCGAGGAACAGCGGCTCCTGTTGGAGGGATTACTCCTTTAAGTACTACTGCAACAAGCCATTTAAGTGGAGCAAAAGTATACGGCTCTTACAAAATTACAAAACAAACAACAACTGAAACTATTGCATCTCCTCCTGGATCAGTTACAGTGAGTAATAGTTTTACGTTTAGTTTAAAAAATAATGCGTCTAGCACAGCAACCGGTGGAGGGTTTTTTGCTTTTGGTGGACCAGTGAATGAGAGACCATAATGTCAGGAATTAGTTATACAACATTAGTAACCATGATTAGAAACTACACAGAAGTAGGAGACACAGTTCTTACTACAGCTGTTCTAGAGAATCTTATTTTAAATGCACAACAAAGAATCATGATGGAGATTCCGATTGATTCAGATAGAAAAGCACAAACTGGAAGTTTAGTAGCTGGGCAAACAACTATTAACTGTCCTGCTGGAGCTCTTTTTATTAGAGGAGTTCAAGTATATACTTCTACGTCTGCGGTAACCGGAGCTAATGAATGGCTCTTAAAAAGAGATCAAACTTTTTTACAAGAATATGTTCCATCTACCGAATCAGCTAAAAGAGGAAAACCTAAATATTATGCTATGTTTGGAGGAGCAACTGGTTTATCGGATACTACTTCTGGAAGAATAATGGTGGCTCCAGTTCCAGATGCAGCCTATATGTTTCAAATTCATTATAATTTGATGCCAGCGACTTTAGAGTCAGGCAATGAGACTAATTATATCAGTTTAAATTTCCCTCAAGGTCTATTATACTGTTGTTTAGCAGAGACTTATGGGTACTTAAAAGGCCCAATGGATATGTTGACACTTTACGAAAACAAGTATAAACAGGAAGTAGAGAAATTTGCAGGAATGCAAATAGGTAGAAGACGAAGAGATGATTATACGGATGGAACAGTTCGTATACCGATCGAGTCTCCACCTCAATAATTAGGAGTAAACTATGGCAATAACATCGGCAGTTTGTACATCATTTAAAGTAGAACTTTTGGAAGGTAAACATAACTTTACTAATTCTACAGGTGATACATTCAAGATTGCATTGTATACAAGTTCAGCAACTCTAGGAGCCTCTACTACAGATTATGCCTCGACTAATGAAATCACAAACACATCTGGAACAGCTTATACAGCTGGTGGAAAAGCGTTAACAAATGTTACGCCTACTTCAAGCTCAACAACAGCTTACACGGATTTTTCTGATGTCTCATGGACGTCGGCATCGTTCACTGCTAATGGAGCTTTAATCTACAACACAACAACGGGTACAGGATCAAGCACAACTGATTCAGTTTGTGCCATTGCTTTTGGTGGAGATAAAACAGCAACGAGCGGAACTTTCACAATTCAATTTCCCACAGCTGACGCATCAGACGCGATCCTAAGAATAGCATAGGAGCTTCGTCATGGCTGATATAACTGTATCAGTAACTGGCGTACAGGCGATTGTTAATCCAACTCGCTGGAACGCTCAAAATACACCTTATGGAGAAGGTGCATGGAATACAGGAGGATTTACCACTAATGATGTAATTCCAGGATGGGGTCATTTATCTTGGGGTAGAGCTAATTGGGGCGATTTAGATATTTACGAAGAAGGTTGGGGAAGAAGTACCTGGGGCAATGAACCTTGGGGAGGCACTCATAATACAAATGTTGGTGTCACAGGATTATCAGTTACAGCAAGTTTAGGAACGGTAACACCAGTTACAGCCGTAACTGTAGAACCAACTGGTTTAGAAGTCACATCAAGTTTAGGAACAGTCACACCAGTGACCGACGTCACTGTTGCACCAACCGGAGTATCTTCAACAGCATCGATAGGATCAGTAACAGTCGCTGATCAAGTTATGGGTTTAACAGGAGTCAGTGCAACTGCTTCTATTGGATCGGTAAGTGTTATTGATCAAGCAGTCGGAGTATCATTAGATGCGATGACAGCAGGAGTAGGTTCGGTTACTATTCCAAATATAGGAGTTCCATTAACAGGAGTAGAAGCAACCGCTTCACTAGGTACTCCAGTTATTTTTTCAGGTGTAGTAGTAACACCAAGCGGTATAAGTACTACCATGTCTCTTGGAAGCGTAACTCTTCCAAACGTAGGTATTCCATTAAGTGGTTTGGAAATGACTGCTTCTGTAGGAGAATTGAGTCCTGCTACAGTGACAGGAGTTTCAATGTCAGCAATGACTGGCTCTGTTGGATCCGTGGTTATTGAATCTAAGTACGCAATTACAGGATTATCAATGACTGCTTCCTTAGGAACGATTGCAGCAATCGATGATCAAGTTGTAGGATTCTCAATGGATGCTATGACAGCATCAGTTGGAGCGCCTGGAATCATCCATTACGCGGATGTTGACACAGGATCAAATACGTCTTATAGTAATGTTTCAACGGGTTCGAATACTTCATATTCGGATGTTGCAACTGGATCAAATACCAGCTATACGGATGTAGACGGCAAAGCAGCTTAGGAGAATAAAATATGGCATCGACATATACAAATTTAGGTGTAGAAAAAATGGCTACTGGCGAGAATGCCGGTACATGGGGAACGAAGACTAATACAAACTTAGAAATTCTAGAACAAATAGCAGGTGGCTATATAGCTCAATCTATTGCAGGTGGAGCTGGAACAACAACTTTAAGTGTGTCTGATGGCTCAACAGGCGCTGCTATGGCAACTAAAGTGATTGACCTTACAGGTACAATTACAGGAAACAGAATTGTAACCATTCCTGACGGAACGGAAATGCAATATGTAATAAAAAATTCTACGAGCGGTTCTTATACCGTTCAAATTAAAGGAGCATCGGATTCAGGCTCTGGATATACTTTCGCAGCAACTAAGAAAACAACAGCCATCATCTATATGGATGGATCAGATGTTAATGAAGTTACTACTGGTGGAGATGTCGTTGATGACACTTCTCCTCAATTAGGTGGTGACTTAGATGTCAATGGATTTGATATTACTTCAGCATCTAATGCTGATGTAGATATTGCTCCTAACGGAACAGGAAACGTTGTTCTTAAAACAGATTTAGTAAGCATTGGAGGAGGATCTGAAGTAGGTCATGTTTCTTCTAATGGTGCTTATGATTTAAAATTAGATACAAATTCAAGTACGAACTCTAGTAATATTACAATTACGGATGCAGCTAATGGAGATGTAACTGTTAATGCAAATGGTTCAGGTAATTTTGTTGTTCAAGGAAATTCTACACAAGCTGGAAAAATAAAAATTTACGAAGACACAGATGCTGGATCTAATTATGCAAGTTTAACTGTTGGTTCTTTATCGGAAGATACTACTTATACATTACCAACGGCACTTCCCTCTACTTCGGGCGATGTTCTTGCTTCTACAGAT